GGGGAAGTAGAACAGTTGATTGACCAAGTTATTCAATATCGACAAATAAATGAAGAAGTGCTTAATCCAGCAGGGTTAAAGCGAACTATGCTTGAAGGATATGGGAGGTGCCCTAAAATGGAAGTCGAAGGCTGGGTGCGTTATATAGGCATAAAAAAAAAGAAAATTTATGAAAAAGAGCAATCAGAAAAAGAAATTCTTGAACTCAATAAAAATATTTCTATGGAAAATATGAAAAATATGGAAAATTACAAAAAAGAAAATACTGACGAGTTGAGCAAAAAACAAAGATTTGAACAAGCGATAAAAGAGGTGCATAATTAAAGCATGCATGAAAAAGAAATTGAGTTTTGTGAAAAAATTAAGAATGCTTTGGCAGGTAGTATGGGTGAGACTGATGCAATTGACTTGGGCTACGAGCAAGCAATTGACTGCCTAAAATCAACAGTCATTAAGCTCAAAGATACCGACTCAGCTAAAATACTCGAAAAAGAAATAAGTACGCTAACTGGTATGCTCAATGAAAAGAAAAGTCACGGAGAAAAAGTTAAAAAGGCAATGTTTCTAGTAGACGAAGTTAAAACATGTCTGGAAGGTTAAATAGACCTAAGCAAACAACTAATCGAAAATCGGTTGTCTTTGATGACACCATCCCGCCGGGACAGACCGATTTAGAGACCAACTCCATTGGATTAGAATCCGATGAGAACGCGATCAGGTCGCAAATAAGCCGCATATTGGATGCCACTGGCATAACGAGGTGGTATAGCGACATAATCACCGTTAACGGCAAGAAAAGAGCCCTCCTACAATTGAATGAAGATTTGGATGCTATTGAGCGAATTACAGAGAAGATAGATCCGTTTGTACCGACAACGGGACAGACTATATTTACACTTTCAGAGATACCTATTGACCCAAACCAGCCAAAAGTAAATCTCAACGGCCAGAAACTAAATGTTGGTCAAAATGTTTTCTTCAGTGGTACAGTAATGACAGTAAGTTTGCCGTATTCACTTGGTGAAAAGTTTAAGATTTTTGTAGAATATAACTTTTTAAGTTAGGAGCCTAAAATGACGATTAATCCAGAATTATTGCAAGCAGAACAGATCGAAAGATATTTTTACTTGCCACTTGGTGCTTTAAGTTTTGCCGCAACTGGCACGAGTGATATTGTTACATCAGAATTAACTGCGCTTGCTTCTGGAAATGTGCCGCCTGTCCCTTTGCAGGTATCAACAGCTAAAGATGTACAAGGGTTTGTTACTAGTCCGCCATTTAATAAATGTTTACTTCAAGATTCAACGACAAAACAGGCTTTTGATGATGGGTTTGGAAATGAGGTGTTTGGTCGAATAACAGAAGCTACGGCTGTTTTCACTCTTAGTTTTTTTGCAATTGTAAGTGGTACAGAAAGCTCTGTTGATATCGGCAGTCGAACAATTGATTTTTTTCCGATTTACAACTTTGGGTTCTCATTTTTTGCTAACGAAGCTTTTATCAGGACTAATGCGCGAATTGTAGGTGATGATCCAACAGATAAAGGCGGCTTTACGCGACGTGACACATTGGCTGTTACTGCAACTAATACGATTGCTGATTTACCAAAAACGCCAATTACAGGAACAGTTAGGTTATATGTAAATCCAGGTGGTCCCTACACTGAAGGCGTCTCATTTTCGATATCCGGTAAAGCGGTAACATGGATACCCGCAAATGCCGGCTTTGATATTAGGACGACTTATACGGTTAAAGCAGTTTACAATACGTTTGAAAGCTAATGCTTGAAAGGCTTGAACAGGATCAAATTGAGCAGTTTGAGAATTCGTTTGTTGAACCAACAAGAGCCAATGGTTTAATTACGATTGTTACAACTTGGACCAATAGTGGCAAAACTATCAGGATTAGAGAAAATAAGGTCACTAGAGCCAATGGTCTAATTACTCAGATAGTTAATCGATTATTCGATGTGGGTGGAACATTAAAAGAAACGCAAACACAGACAATAGTTAGAGCAGGTGGACTTGTTCAGGACATCACAAAGGTAATTTCATGACAAATGATTTTGTTTTTGGTGAATCAAATATTGTTGGCGAATCAAAAAAAGACAACATAACAAGACCCGCAGAGGTAACTGATGAAGATAAATTAGCCGTTGATTCAAGGGTAGCTAAAGAGTTTGCTGTTATTGATTCATTGGGAAGACCCAAGGTGTCTAACGAACGCTTGATTGAGCGGTTTGAATTTTCACAATCAACGATACAAATAGGATTTACTGAAACCCAAGTAGGTTCGGGGTTAATAACATTTCCAGGTGAAGCGGGCATGTTATTACAATCTGGCGCTGCGACTTCTAGCTCAATTATAATCCAAAAAATAACACCAATAAAACAACCTATACTAGAGGGAATAATAACAAGAATTCCAATTCAATTTGGGACAGTAGGTGATGCCGGTAATGTAAGATCATTTGGTTTAAATGATAGCGTTGATGGCTGGATGATTCGATTGAATGGAACCTCACTTGAATTTGTACAGCTTAAAGGAAGTGTAGAAACGATAACTTTGGCATCAAACTGGAATATCCCAGTCGTTATTGATCAAAATATACATGTATGGACCATACAACAAAAATCAGCCGCAGCAGGCGATTATGATATCTGGTTCAATGAAAACACATTGGTTCTTGTAATAAGAACATCAGGCACAGCGGCGGTATCCTCATCAAATAAAGCAGACTTACCTTTACGATTTGAAAATATAAACACAACTTCCTCAACAAATCACACCCTTTTTTCACCAGCAGCCACAATAAATGCAGAGGGGCAACAAGCGGTTCGTATTGTTGATTCTGAAAATAGAGGGCTAACAATAAACCCTCAAAGAAGGGTAAATGCACAAGTTACTTTCGGATTCCTTTTTGAAACTAAATTTGACAAAACTCTTGACGAGGTAAATCTATGGGATGTAACAGAAATTGGGGGTGCCTCATTTAACCAACCTGCAAACTCATATGAAGTAGAATTGATAACTACCACTGGGGCTACAGATGATGTAGAGCTTACATGTAAATTAACAGGACTAGAAGAAGGAACCGGTGAATTTTCAGTGTTTGAAGTTGATCTCTCATTTGGAAGTAATAACCCCATAAATCACATTAAAGAATGGGGATATCGAGATAGCGCTAAATCAAATGGGGTTTTCTTTAGATTGGAAGATGACGACTTTAAATTTGTTACATTAAAAGGCGGAGTAGAAAGCGTAACGGAATTAACAAATGCAAAGCCTAACGCTGATTTTCATAGTTTTAGAATAGAACATCTGGGTGCGGATACAATTTCAGGAACTATAATCGATGAGGAGGGATTGGTTGTTGATTTCGTAACAGCAGAAATCTCACGAGTTGGCTCAGCTGAAAAACAGCCATTTTTGCGTTCAAGAAATACTGCTGCGCCCGCAACAACGCCATCTAATATGAAAGCGCATTGGATAAGGCTTCTTGATAATTCAGGAACATCCTTCACTTTACGTGGTAAAGATGGGAACGGAATATCAAGAGACGTAGCTGTAAACGCGAATAGAAGCTTATTGGTGACTGCCATAGCAGGAGATGTGGACTCACGAGTCAATTTATTTTTTAGAGGGGATGTAACGAGTCATCCAACTGTTCTAGTAACCTTCACAGTTCCAACTGGAATGGAATTAGATATCAATGACTGGCATTTAGCAACAGAAAACGCAATAACAACGACACAACTAAGAATCGACACCACTGAAAAAGATGCTATACGATTCACAAACTCAGCAAATACAAATAGAACAGCTGCTAGTTTTGGGGCAGGCGGGGCAATCATAGCTCTTGCCGCAGAAGTTGTTGAAGTGAGAACATTAAGTGGAGACACCGGAAAAGAATTTATCGCAGGGCTTAACGGAACTTTGAGAGTCATATAATGGAAATATTAATTTGGTCTGAAATTAAAGACATAATCACAAGATACAACTTAAAACATGGTCGCGATTGGCTTTATACAGAATCAACAGGCTTGTATAAAATTTTTGCAAAAAACTGTATCGAATTTATTTGCAATATGGATAGAGACGGATCAGCTGATGTAACCGATTTCGAAACCAATTTTAAAACCGACAATATTAGACCTAGTAGACCACGTACAAACTCTTCACCAAGACCAAAAGGAACCACTACTTACTTCCCCGGCATAGGTGATAACTCAGTTAATCTACAATTTGATTTGACAACTTCAGATGCAAATATCGTAAAAATATTGACGTTTACTGAAGATATTTACCTTAAAGATGCGCTGATAATTACGAAAAATGCCCCCATAGAATCTTATATAGAAATAAAAATTGTTGACCCAGGCGTTGGCGATAAAGAGTTCTTTTTAAAAAACTATAATCTACTCGGAAACCACCCATACATCATAAATTCTGAGGATGATTTAATTATGGAAACAGGACTTGAATTGCATGTTACCGTGTTTAACGCCACGCCTAAACAAGCATTTAAAGTCGTAGGCAACCTCGAAATGTATAGGCAAACAACCATTTAATATGAACAAATCAATAAAAAAAGCTTGGCCCTACATACCAACCGGAATAAATCATATCAAACCACACTCCCCGTGTAGTAACGATTGTGAATGTAAAGAATTTGAACCCAATGAAGAATTTTTTAAAAAATTTAAAATCGCACATGATATGCTAAAATAATAATGGCAACCATACCCGAAGATTTAACATCACAAGTAGATGGCATAGCGACGTCATTTACCACTGTTAATGACATTTCTAATGGGGTCTTAGTCACATCAAACGGGCTTGAGATGAATGTCGGCAACATAACCATAGACAATGCAAATCAATTCACAGTAACTGGATTCACACTAGTTGTTGGCGATACGCTAACTGTTTTTATCAACCCCGTTATTTTCAATATCACATCTCAAGTTGATGGAATTAAGACATTGTTCCAAAAAGATGTCTCAGACACCCTACAAGGCGAATTTATCGCAATAGTTAATGGATTGGTGCTCTTGCAAGAAACAACGACCGTAGACGACGATTCCTTCAACCTTCCATTCGCGCCTCAGATCGGAGACGAGCTGGAATACTTTAGGGTAATAGAGAAAACCATTATCTCACTACCACTTGATGGTGAGATAAAAGCAATAAAAATAGCGGGCTCAATTGGCACCAATAAATTAAATGGATCAATTAAGACCGTGAGGTTATCTGGGGCTATGACTCAAAACGCATTAGATGGTAAAATTAAAACCACAATGCTAACAGGAGAACTTGATTGACTTTTAATACAACTGTATCAGATGAGGATTTAACAATATCTCAAATTGCATTACTGGATGATTTAATAATATCTCTCACATCAGATGAAGACGAATGTGATTCTGAGGAAACGTTTTGACTTGTAACGCAGAAACATTCTTTGAAATATTTGCGGGCGACAATCAACCAATACCTATTACGATTACACAGGACGGCAAACGAGTTCCTAGTATTCAATCAGAAACAACAGAGATTACATTTCAGGCTAAGGATTCATCAGGGGCCAATGTTATTGACCTAACTAAAACAGGTGGGAAAATAACGCTATCTGTTGAACTAGATGCCAATGGCGATGACTCAGATGTAGCTACTTTAGTCCCAGCAATATCGGATACTGATATCACCCCAGACATTTATGATATCTTCATGAGAATAGACCGAACAGGTGGGAAACAAGACCATATTGAGATGTCAAAAGATGGTGTCATTGTCACTCAAATAAAGATCAAAAAATCAGGAATAACTTAAACATGCTCGTTCATAAAAGCATAAAGCAATAATTACTAACATTGAGAGGTAAAAACGATGCGATTTAGACCCATAATCTTGCCCCTAAATCGCATCGTTTTTATTTTTAGATAACATTGAAAAATAAAAATTTTAATGATATAACTGTGGTGCTGGTAGGCCTGGGATCCCAGTTGTAGCAGACCCCAGCTACCGCCAGCACATATAAAATGAAAAAACATTCACAAAAACTAATCGTTAATGTATAAATACTATGCTGGCGTGACCACTCACCAATCGGTCCCACGCCAGCGCATTACTCCATCCTCCCCCAACCTACCCCTTGTTTTGGGTGAGCACCTCTTAAAATGACAACCAAAGAAAACAAACCAGAACAAAAACAAACAGATAACAAACCATTAATATGGCAAATTGAATACCGCCGTGTCGATAGCCTCATAGAACATAAGCGTAACCCACGAACAATAACTGAGAAGAACTTTAGCACTTTAAAAGACAGAATCCTCTCACAAGGATTCAGAACACCCCCGTCATTAGACAACGACGGTATAATACTCGCAGGACATCAACGTATACGTGCGTTAATCGACATAGGCATGGGTTATGTGGAGATACCAGTCAGTGTGCCGCCTATGAAGATCACAAAGGCGCTTGAGAAGGAAATAATCGCAGCGGACAATATTAGTTGGGGCGATTATGATTTTGAGATGCTTGGCAATGACTATGACCTAGAAGAACTTGAAGGATACGGATTTACGGAGGCTCAATTACTTGGAAAATCAGATCCAATTGGTCTCGTAGATGACGAAAATAAAGGTAGTGGCGATCAGTCGAATACATGTCCAGAGTGCGGTTGTGTATTTAAATGAGTGAGTTTTATAAAATAACCAAAGGAGTCATAGAGGAAACCGATTTACTAGGATGGGCTGAAAATATGGAATCGGAAGACCGTATAGTTAAACAAACATTTTTGGACGGTGGAATAAAGGTATCAACTGTTTTTCTTGGGAAAAATCATAACTGGGAATATAGCGGCCCGCTTTTATTATTTGAGACAATGATTTTCGGAGGATCAAATGACCAATTTCAAGACAGGTGCACAACCTATAACCAAGCAAAAATGATGCATAAAAGAATAGTTCTGGCTTTGATGTGTTATCACGATTTAGAAGACTCAGTTGATGAGTCTTACGGGCTATTGAATGATTGATGCGAATTTTGCGAGCATGAAATAGAAAAGGAATCATTTGCAACGGATTTTTCTGATTGTTTATGTGAAATGTGTTATTACGGTTGCAGTTGGCGGGGCCCCGTAACCAAAGAAGAATTTAAACAACATCAAATGAAGTACAACACCAATGGCTGAACTAATCCGATCAATAATATATTATCATTGATAACATATAACACATAATTTCGATATGACATTATATGTTATCAATGATAATCTATAGGTATTCTAAAACAAAGGAGTAATTGATATGTCAGAAGAAAAAGGATGGGCGATTTTTGGGGTTAGTGTAATTATATTTCTACTAATTTTAGGTATTGGTGGAATGGCCGGATGCCCAAGGTACAATGTTTGGCAAAAAGAATTATCCGGAAAGGCAGAGCTTAGAAAAGCCGAATGGTCAAGAAAGATTGCAATACAAGAAGCCATGGCAAAAGAGGAATCTGCAAAATCATTAGCAAACGCAGAAGTAATAAGAGCCGAAGGCGTAGCAAAGGCAAACAAGATAATTGGCAAATCACTTAAAGGAAATGATGGGTATCTAAGGTATCTTTGGATACAAGCCTTATCAGAGAATAATAGCGATGTTATTTATGTACCAACAGAAGCTAATTTGCCAATTTTAGAAGCCACTCGAATGAACAAAAAGAAAAATGCCCCTTAAATACAACTACGACATCAAAAAGATACAATCACTTGAAAACAAGGGTTTATCAATCAGAGCGATCGCAAGAAAATCTGGATGGTGTGAAATTAGTACTCAGCAATGGATCAAGAGAAACTTTAAGCGAGTAGTTACATATTTCAAAAAGGATAAGAAATGATTAAGTTAATGCTTTTGGAAATCATAATACTTTTTTCAATGATTTTGGCAAATGTTTGGATAATTTATAAAACAAGAAAGCATTTAATTGAGCAAGGAAAAATCCAAATTGTAATTAATAAAAATTTAACAAAATCCATAAGGCTAATTGTAAATGATCTTTATGGTAAAAATACCGATAAACAAAAAGATGAAAAAAATGTTTGATCCGAATACAACTAAGGGTAAATGGCTTGTAAATTTGAAGTGTTGGAATGAAATACACGTTAAGGAAAATTGTTATCATTGTAATAGTAAAAATATAAGTCGTAAAAAATGTAAATGCCTTGAAGATTTTGAAGAAAACTATATAGAAATTATTAATGCAATCCCAGAACTATTAGAAGTCTACAAGGCCGCCAAACTCGTCCTCAAAGCATCTTCTGATTGTAATCTTGATGAGGAGCAGGAAGTTGATCTAGGGGCGGCATGTATTGAGCATCTATTTGACTGTATCAAAAACCTTGAGGAGCGGCATTTTGATTAGCGATATACTTAACTATTCAGAAGCTTCAAATATAAAATGAACTTAAACTGCAACTGCGACTGCAACTGCGACGACTGGAAAGACAATATCCAGAAATTAAATCGACATATTCTTCGACAGCAGATCAGAAGGCCGGATTTTATACCGGATGTAAAAACTTTTGAATTCTGCCCTTGGTGTGGCGTGAAGTTAATGGAGGCGAAAACAGATGAGAGAGATTAAGTTTAGAGGGAAACGCCTTGATAATGGCGAGTGGATTTGTGGCAGCTTAGTTAAAAACTATGATGGATATAATATAACAGAAGATGAAGGCCATGACTTTTCGGATATCGATGTTGGGCGTGGATTTCATGCAGTCGACCCAAAAACAGTCGGACACTACACAGTCATAAAAGATAAAAACGGCAAAGATGTCTATGAGGGGGATATCACACAGTGGGAATTATATGAATATAATTGTGATGAGGATACTTTTCAAATTAATCCTGGAAGAATAAAAAAAAGCGGAAAAGGCAGCATTGTTTGGAGGTCTGGAGTTTTCTCTTTTGGTATCCTTGGATGTGAGGAAACAATCGGAAACTTTGTTGGACTTTTTGGTCGCTTAGAAATAATCGGAAACATCCACGACAACCATGAGTTTTTGAAATGACCGATATATTAGAGCTACCAAAAATCGGAACAATTTGCCTTATTGGCGAAAAATATCAAACAGAAGCAATTTTAATTGGAATTAATATTCGAGAAAACAAATCGATTAATTATAAAGTATCCTATTGGATTGATTCAGATTACAAAAAAGAATGGATTCAAAGAGCGAATTTTAAATTAAAAAAACAAAATTCTGAAACGTTTTCAATTGGGTTTTCATAATCTGATACAATGTAGATATGGACCCTAATATCAGAATAGGCCGTCTTGAATGGAAAGAAACTGACTTTGGATATGAGGTAAAGACACCTTTGCGAGAATACCAAATTAAGCGGGTCGGTCTAAAATATGCGGTATATGAGTATTGCGCAACTTGTGATAGCCAGTCGATTTATTGTCAAGGAAATCTAAGCTTTAACGATTGCAAGAAAATTGCTCAGGAATCGTATGATAAGCTTTTGGAGAGTGTTTGTGGCTAATAAGGGCGGCCAACCCGGTAATAAAAATGCTGAGAAGTACAATGAGGAATTTGCTTTAAAGCTTGGGAATGACTTGATCGAATGGTTGAAAGTATTACCATCCAACATATTGTTTGAAGAGTTTTTTTATTTTAAATTCGACGGAAATTTACACCCAAATAACATATCAAAACTGTCACAAAAATTTGATTCGTTTAGTCACTTAATAAAAAGGGCGAAGAAAATGCAAGAGATAAAACTTCAAAAATATGCTGGATCCGCAATCTTAAATTCATCAATGGCAATATTTTGTTTGAAAAACCACCACAACTTCAGGGATAAGTTTGAACATATCGAAAAAAAAGAAGTTGATTTATTTCAAGACGGCGAACCAATAAAATCCCTACCCCCTGAGAAACTAATTGAATTAGAGCAGACACTTGAGACCCAATTGGGTATAATGAAAGGATATTCAGTGAGTATAAAGAAATCAGATGAAAAAAAAGCACACTTAAAAAATGCAGTATCCAACAGAAAGTCAAATAAGAAGCGATCTAAAAAAGGTAAGACTACTACTCGCAAGAAAAAAGCTTCTTAAATTCACCAAATATACTTGGCCTGAGTATAGTGAGAATTGGCACCACATAACGATGTGTGACGTTTTGGATAAGTTTATTTGTGGTGAAATAAATCGTTTGATCATTGAAGTGCCACCACAGCACGGCAAGAGTGAGCTTGTCTCAAAACGACTTGTCGCCATGTCGTTAGGATTAAACCCTGATTTAAAAGTGGTAAATGCAGGATATTCACATACACATATCGCAAGATTCAATTTGGAAACTCAACGGATAATCGATAGCGATGAATATGGCGAAGTGTTTCCGGAAACAACATTAAAGGGGACAAATCAAAGGTATAGAGGGAATTTCAAAAGAGACATGGACATATTTGAGATATGTGGACATAAGGGTTATTACAAAACAGTGGGCATTGGCGGTGCATTAACTGGGTCTAGTATGGACTTGGGCATCATTGATGACCCATTTAAAGATTATGAGGAAGCTCGTTCAGAGCTGATGCGTGAGCGTTGCTGGAACTGGTACTCAAGCGTATTTAGGACAAGGATGCATAACGATACAAAAATCTGCATGATCATGACTCGATGGCATGAAGATGATTTGTTAGGGCGAGTGCAGGCTAGGGCCGAAAGTGTTACGGACGAAAAATGGCATATCGTCACATTGCGCGGCATAAAAGAAGATGACTCATTTGAATTTGATAAACGTAAAGTTGGTGAACCACTTTGGCCTGAAAAGTTCTCTTTGGACTTTCTAAAAAGCCAAAAACAAAACGATGAAAAGTCTTTCCAATCTCTATATCAACAACGCCCAAGCTCTGATACAGGAGCAATATTTAAGCGAGATGATTTAAGCGAGAAATATTTAATACCACCAGATAGCTCAATGTTCGATAACTCTTGTTTTAGTTGGGATATGGCATTTAAAGACCATTCCACTAGTGATTATGTTGTTGGTCAGGCCTGGGCCAAGAAAGGCGCGACATTTTTCCTTTTAGATGAAGTAAGAGACATAATGGACTTTACAGCTACGCTTGAGGCATTTGAGGCTTTATGTCGTAAATATCCATGGATAGGCGCGAAACTCGTTGAAGACAAGGCCAATGGGCCGGCTGTAATATCAGCACTGCAAAATAAGATATCTGGAATAATACCTATCAATCCCGAAGGCGGAAAAGTTGCCCGTGCAAATGCTGTATCACATCTATTCAGAGCCAAAAACGTTAAAATACCACGGCATGAACGTGCGCCATGGGTAGATGCCTATGTTGAAGAGATGGTTTCATTTCCTGATGGCAAATATGATGATCAAGTCGATGCAACAACTCAGGCATTAAGATATTTAAGCGAATCGGATACATTTTATGAGGTAGTATGGTAAAATAATCTCATGGCAAAATCCCATTCCGGCATAAACAGCTTTGAAAATTTAGATGGATGGTTAAATACGATGACTCGCGTTGGCGACATAAACAGCGATAAAAGTGTCAACGCAAGACCAGTCTTCAAGCGGTCAGTTCAAAAAAACTTGGAAATTCTATACTCAGCCGATGACATGGCAAGAAAAATCGTTGATCGAATCCCAAGTGATGGTATGAGAATGGGGATTGAATTACAAAATCTGGATAAAGAAATTGAAAATAAAACAGAAGAACTCTTAAAAAGCTTGCAAGTCAACGAAAAATTTCTTAATGCTTGGCAATTTTCAAGACTATATGGCGGAGCTGGTTTATTTGTGAATTTTGGAGAGAGAGTAGATGGTGATTCCAAACAAATACTAGCAACCGAATTAAACAAAAATACAATAACCGAAGTGAGATCATTAACGCTTTTCAATCGATTTGAACTTGAAACTAATGATACAGCAGTAGTTGATATCACGAGTCCGCAATTTGGTTTGCCAAAAATGTATCGATTACAACCGCAATCAACTGGATCTAATACATTTACAATAGATCAGTCACGCATAATTCGGTTTGAAGGCTTAGAATTGCCAACAGAGCTATTTAGAGAAAATGATTTCTGGCATGATAGCGTTCTTAACAAGACATTCAATCCAATATCAAAATACAATCAAGTTAATGATTCGGTTGCAATTATTCTTCTTGATCTGAGGGTTGCAATCGTAAAAATGGATAACTTAAATCAAAAAATAGCGGGCGGAGAAGAAGGACGAAAAACAATTACTGATAAATTGCAATTAATCAAGTTACAAAAATCTGTTATGAGTCTCATAGGGATTGATAAAGATGATGAGTTTGACTATAAAACTCATAACGTAGGCGGAATAGATAAGCTTGTAGACAAAGCCATTCAAAGACTCGTTGCCTCCTCCGATATGCCCCATACAATACTCTTAGGTGAAAGCCCTAGCGGACTTTCGGCAACAGGTCAGAGTGAATTCCGCGACTATTACGATTTTGTTTTTCAAGAACAAGAACGTGTGCTTAGACCGGCTTATAATCAACTTTTTGAATACATTTTCTTATCAAAGCAAGGACCAACAAAAGGTAAAATACCTGAAGGGTTTTCTTTCAAATTTGTACCGCTTTGGCAAATGAATGATGTTGATCGATCAAAAATGGAACTGGATGTTGCTAAAAAAGACCAAATCTATATTGACATGAACGTTTTAACTGAAGCCGAAGTCGCATTATCAAGATATGGTGGCGATGAGTTTAGCCAGGAAACAATGCTCTCACCAGAAAAATTGGAACAATTTAAAAATGAACAAGACAACTTTCGGGAGTCAGACAATAACATAATTCTCCAAAGCAATTCCCAAGAAGATGAAAAGCCTTCCAAGGGGCTTCTTTCAAAATTAAAGGATACTTTTAGGAAAGATAAAGAAAAATAGAGGAATAATATGAGTTCGCAAATTGAATTTGCAATTGAAGATAGAAAACTAAGATCAAGACGAAAGACGATAAAAGTAAAAAAAGGCGCTATTCAAAGGTTTCCTTTTAAGATTATGCGTGAATATAATCGTGAGCTTCAAAAAATGGTTTCAGAGCTCATAGCTCAGACGAGAACGAATATTTATCCAGCAATACCGTTCATACTTAGCGAAGCTGAGGCCGGTAGGCCGGTTCAAGATTTTAAAGATTTCGCTAGCTTTTGGACGGCTCTAATGGATGACTATGCAGACCAGATATTAAGTTCTATAGATGCCGCAAAACTTGGATTTGAACAACAATACCCTGACATTGTTTTGCAGAATATTGCAACGGATGTTGCTTTTGCAACTTCGCAATTTAACAAAGAACAACTACAAAAGGTTTTCAAGCAGAAGGTTGGCGTCGATTCATTTTTTAATGATCGATTCGTACAACAAGAGCTACAGGCGTTTGTGAAATCAAATGTATCACTCATTAAAACGATTCCTGAGCGCTATTTCAATGATGTTGAAGGCGTTATATTTAGAGGAGCACAACAGGGGCTTAGGGTTGAAGTGATAGAGGGTCAATTGATAGGAAAATTCCCTTTTGTAGAAAATGACGGAAAAACAACGCCAGCAAGAAAGGCTAGAAACAATGCAAAACGAATTGCTAGAGATCAAGTGGGCAAGCTTAATGGGCAGCTCACACAGCTAAGGCACCAAGACATTGGTGTAAGAGAGTATACATGGACAACAGTTGGAGATGAGAGAGTTCGACCAGTACATGCCGATAGAGATGGAGATGTGTTTAAATGGTCAAATCCACCACCTGAGGGACATCCGGGTTTTCCGATTCTGTGCAGATGTTTTGCAGATCCGAAACTAGAGGAGTTTTTGTGAAAATTATAGATGGCTTAAAAGAAAATGAAAAAAAAATTGACGAAAAGTTATTATGTGATATTGGTGGTGGCGTGATGGCATATTGGCCATTGGAACAAGAAAATAAAAAGGAACAAGAAAATGAAAATTATCGATTCAAATGACAATACATTCATATGCAAGATAGGTAGTCCCCTCCATGGCATTAAGCTAAAGAAAGTTTACCTATGGGATGATGAACTTGAGATTGAGAACTGGTGCAAATACAAAGCGTTTCTTGAATCAAAGTTCATTGACAGGCCATTTATTAAGGTAAATCAGAAAATAAATACTATACGATAGTATACCATATTAAGAAATTTAGGTATAAATATACTTGACTTTAGTATAGTATTTTGTTATTGTTGTGCCATGGAGGTTAAAATCTAATGGAGGCGAAAATGATAAATCTTATTTTAAATCCGATATGGCAACCAGAAAAAACAAAATGGTATATAAAATTTTTATTATTCTTTTGCAAAGCAACATATGGAACAGATAACGATCAGAATTATTGGACTAAAATTGGAATTAAACAATTGCTTGGCAAAATGTATGTTGTAAGTCACGAACAGATTGAAAAGCCACAGCTACCAAAAAGTGAGATCAGTATGCAAGATCTACAAATGCCATGCTATATTCCGCATCTTTTTGAGGACGAAAAAACTGTACTGCCAAAGATTGAAAATATACCGCCAATGCCCAAAGTAAAACTTAAAAACCTAGCTAAATAACGGAGGATGAGATGAAAGACAAATTTAAAATTTTAAATAAAAAACAATTAACATATGCTGTGTCGATGGTTAGAATTTCAAAAGAGGAGTATTCTATCATCAAAAAATTATCTTCTGAAAATAACGTTACAATTACTGGTGTTGTACGCCAGATGATTACTTTTTCGATTAAATCAATGGATAAAGGCAATGAGTGATAATGCCTAGTAGGTGTAGTATTTGTTGCAGCAAAACATATCCAGACCCTTCATATGACTATGAAATGATGTGTAAATGTAATAGTGGAATGTGCGTTGCTTGTTGCACAGATTGTGGTGATTTCGAAACGGAGGATTAGATGAAAGAAATACTCGAAAATAATTTAGAAGATTTCCAAGTAATTTTAGAAAATTTGCAATACAATAGCAGGTGCGCTTTTGATTTTTCGCCACAAGGAGAATCTCGGTTTGGCGTGTGTCTGACTCTCATTAATCACGGTCAGAAAATAACAAGTTCATTCAATGGGTTGCATCCTTGTTTAGAAAGTTTTTTATTTGTTGCCTTAAGTAGACATGGCGGTTTTGGGTTTGATATTTTTAACAGAACGAATCCATTTGATATTCTTTATATTCAAGAAAAGTTAGAACTTCCCGAATCGGATGCAGAAGGATTTAAGACCATGTTAGATTATTTATCAAAAGAACTAAGTTGCGCTTAACAGATTGGTTGTTATGCGACACTGAGCACGAAAAGGAGGTCGATTTTGAAAAGAATTAATTTAAATTATTGCAATTCATGTGCTAAAAACAAAGGTGGAAAATTTGATAATTGCGAAAAAGATTCAGATTTTCATTGCAATTGTTGTGATAAATGCAGGGCTAGTTGTACAAGTGGGTACGAGTCGGGAGATCGTATATTTAGATACCATGTTGAATTAATTGATAAAAATATAGTAGAAGCGATCCAAAAAAAATCACTATACACACAACCATTTAAAGATATGAGATGTCATAATTATTTTGAAAAGGTTTTTTATTGCAAAAATAAATCTCAAGAATTATCAATCATGGAGAACCTGAAAACAAGTAACAATAAATTTACAGTGAGCCATTGCACCAGTTCACGATATAACGAGCGTGAATTTTTAGAAATTACTGGAATACTTAGAATTATCGCAGTAATTAAAAAAAGACCCATGTCAATGGAAACATCGAGAAGTCTTGATTCATATTATAAAGGTTGGAATTGAGGAGCAGGCGTTGAGCACGAAAAGGAGTAGAAATGAACAAAGAAAAACGGGAAGAAATATTAGACAAGCATAAGTTATGGCTTAAAACTGCTGGTAAACAGGGTGAAATAGCAAACCTCAGAGAGACAGACCTCAGAAGGGCAGACCTCAGATGGGCAAACCTCAGAGGGGCAGACCTCAGAGGGGCAGACCTCAGAGGGGCAGACCTCAGAGGGGCAAACCTCAGATGGGCAGACCTCAGAGGGGCAGACCTCAGAGGGGCACACCTCAGAAGGGCAGACCTCAGATGGGCAAACCTCAGAGGGGCAAAATTAGACTTAGAAATTGAATCTGGGTTATTGGAAAAAATAGCTTCCGAGGCATTAAAAGAAAATGCTTTAGATATGGATGATTGGCATACATGTAAGACAACACATTGTATTGCAGGTTGGGCCTGCCATCTCGCTAAAAATGGAATCGAACTTGAAAAAAAATACGGGGCGCAAATTGCAGGACTGAAACTTCTTGGTGTTGAAGCTCATAGTCACTTCTTTGACTCAAATGAGGATGCTAGAAATTATATGAAAATGAACAACCCAGCAGCAAGCTACGAGGTATTATGAGCGAAGAATTTAAAGAGTGTAAAAATTGTGGGTGCCTTCATATTGAAAGTGATTCTGAACCACAAGATTGTAGATACGATTGTAGATACTGTATAGATGAAACACAAATTTTAATCTCAGCACGAAAAGGAGTGATTTGGATGACCAAAAACAAACTTAATTCCCCATTAGAGGCACTTAATAGGATGAAGAACCTAGTCATAAAACAAACATCAGAACCAGATAAGCCTATCTTGGGTTATTTAGAGATCATGGGTGTCCCGCATCCAATTACAGACGAGAAAGATTGGGCGATTATAGAGGGTAAAAATGACCAAAAACAAACTTAAAAACGCATCGATAGAAACAATTCATGGAGCCATCAAGGATTCCGGATCAGTCCCAATGGCTGCAAAGAGACTGGGTGTCACAAAGAAGGCTCTATACGACCACCTGAAAAAAATCGGAAAGGAACTATTTACTGATTTGAGGGATAAAAGGAGCCTAAATGAATAAATTCAAAAGAATATGTTTAAAAAAAGAGGAGAAAGACTTTCAGCATGGTTTTGAGGTGGTCAGGATATCGCTGGGAGGTGTTAATAGTGATTCACAACGTAAAATGTTAGATGCAGATGGATACTGCACTTACAGGGGCAGCGAAGAAGATTGTATCCAATTGATTGAGTCGGCACTCTTGAATTTAAAAGGTAAATTTCTTAAGAAAAAAGGAACAAGCCTGAATTAAACCTTATTTCGTGTAATTAACTTAGAAAGGAGCGACTGATGAGCCTTAAAATAACACATGCGGCGATGGGATGGGATGGATCTATAGTTTGTGGTTATTCTGATAATAAAATCCACACATGGAAGACAGATAGATTGTTTAATCGTGAATATTATAAAAATCATAGCGATAAATACGAATGGCCAATAGATCCTAAATCAGGTGAGAAACTACCAATACGTCTTCCAGAATCAAAAAAGAAGCAATATTGGAGAAACTTATTTCTTATTTCGTGTAATTAACTTAGGCGTGGTATAAAATAGATCAGAAAATAAGGAGATAATAATAATGTATGATTCGAAAGCAGACACGTTGCTACACATAAAAAGGGTTTCACAGCTACTAACTGGGGCATCTAAGATTTTAATTGACCGAGCAAGCGTTCATGATGACTCTAAGCTGGAATCGCCAGAAAAAGAGTTATTTGATGAATTCACGCCTAAGCTAAAAAAATGCACGTATGGAAGCGATGAATATTCGGGCTTTTTAAAGGAACTATCGGTTGGTTTGAGTCACCACTATGAAAAAAACTCACATCACCCAGAACACTATGAAAATGGTGTCAATGGAATGGACTTTTTTGACTTAATTGAAATGTTTTTTGATTGGAAGGCCGCCGGAGAGAGACATGATGACGGATGCATATTTAAATCAATAGAGCACAATAAAAAAAGATTCAAACTATCTGATCAATTGGTAGATATATTCACAAACACGGCAAGAAAAATGGGGTATCCCAGCAATGGGTAAAAAAATAAATATGGAAGATTTTGGATTTTCAAACGTCGGAGATCTTACTCAATTAACTAAGGATTTAGAGAATGTGTTCAAAAAACACTTTCCTGACAAAAAACATGCGTTTGGATTAGCGTTCACACTTTTTCCGAATTTTGAGGTTCATTGGGCAACTAATGTTCCTCGGGATATTGGCATTCAAATTTTTGAAGAAGTTGCTGAAAAGATGAAGGTTGGGATTAACTGATTCCTTATTTCGTGTAATTAACTATACAGGATCCATTAATTAGCACCCTGTTGTTTTTATTCATTATTACGCTATACTAGAATCAGCATGACAAACATTCGGCAAGGGATTGTAAATCAAATCGAGGTTTTTGATGTTAGCACTAAAAAAATGCTAACCTCAGATGAGGGATATACTACATTCCCCGCATTTGCTACCAGAACGGGCGTTTTAAAGTACAGACAGGCAGATGGAGCTATAATTAAGCAATACCGACCTGAATCCGAGGTTTTTAACGCAGATTCTTTGAGAACATTAGCTAATAAGCCAATTACGAATAGTCACCCAAGCAGACTAATTGATGCAAAAAACACAAGGGATCATATGGTTGGTGCAACCGGCTCAGAGATTGTTAGGGATGGCGGTAAAGTAGGCGTTACATTGACTCTCATGGACCAAAACACTATTGACGATGTTTTAAAAAGAGGAAAAGTCGAGCTATCTTGTGGTTATCGATGTGAACATGATTTTAGCCCTGGTGTTTTCGATGGCGAACCATATGATTTGATACAACGCAACATAACATATAATCACTTAGCAGTTGTCGCTAAAGGTAGGGCTGGTTCAAATATTAAAATACACACAGACGGTGCCGATTTTGAGATAAATTTAGATTCTGAGGATGGTGTCGTAATTCATACCGATGTATTATCAAACAACGATATCAAAAGACAACTCGAGTCAATTTTGGGTAAAAAAACAGGCAAAGAATTTATTTTTGTTGTCGATATAATAGGCAATCAGGTAATATATCAGGGAGATAAAGGAAAAATGTTTAGTCGAACCTTTAATCAAGACGGAGATAAACTCTCAATCAATGAAGACGAAGTCGAAGTAGTCAAGGTGACCAGTTTTAAAAAAATGGATCAAGTTGATTTAAAAATAGAAAAGGTCGATAATAAGCATGACCCAGAAGAAGACAAAAAAAGACGCAAAAAATTAAAGGAGGCAGAGAAAATGAAAAGAATTGCCATTGATGGTGTAGAACAGGAAGTGTCTGATGAGTTCAAAGAAGCTTTTGACTCAGCACAAAACAAAAAGAAAACAGATGAAAAAAAAGATGCCGAAATCTCGAAGCTACAAGCTGAAAGAGATGCTTTGCAGTCAAAACTTGACTCTCAAGATGAGACTGGCAAGAAAACTCAACTTGATTCAGAGATCAACGAAAAAGTAAACGCTAGGGTAAAGCTTTACCAAGTAGCTAAAGATCATTGTGAAGATGAGGTGGTTTCTAAGATTGATTCCTTAAGTGATATAGAAATCAAAAAAGAAGTCATCAAAACGACAATGAAAGATTCTGAAATCAACCTTGACGATAAAGATGAGCACTACATTTCAGCTCGATTTGATATGGTTATGGAAGACGCGCCTGCCAAATCTCAAGAAAAACAAGACAAGGCACTTGGAGAAAAGATTTTAGAAACTAAAAAAGATTCATCACATCAACCAAAATCTGATCCTCAAATGAATGCTTATAAAAAACCTTTAACACTTCATAAGACCGGATCATTAAGTAAGGAGGCTGCATAAAATGTCACAAACAGAAGTAACAATTGACCAAAGAGTAGCGATAGCCGGACAGGCTGCTGATACTGGGCCAAGAGATGTTAATACTTTTTTGGCTACTGAGAAATTGCCGTTTGGGCAATTGATTTCAAGGGTATCTGGATCTGATGATAAAGGTAAACGGCCTGCAAGCGCGACCGATATCACTAATGTTAAGAACGTGGCGGGAACATCATTTAGAAGTCTAGCTCGTGTGTCAGTTAAAGATTCGCTACCAGCTGGATTTAACAAAGAGGAAGCCGCAGATATAATGCGAGAAGGCCGAACTTTTGTTCAGGTTGAAGATCCGGTAACACCAGACTCAGATGTTTTTGTCCGATTCACTGCTAAGCCACAAATTCAAGAGATTGTATTTGATGCTCCTTTAGTAACTGGAAACTTGATTGACGGTGAAATCAACGGAGAGGCGATTACACAGGTACCGTTTAATACCAATAATGATACAACCGTTGATGATTTAGCTACTGAGATACAATCAAATGTCAATGTTGAAACCGCAGTTAGAAGCGGCACGGACACAGTTGTAGTCACTTCGGTTCAAGATGTGGTAGTGACATTAACAAACTATGTTGTAACAGGCGGTGCTTCACAAGCAGTGGCCACAGTTTCAGAAACGCAACAAGAACGAGCACAAGTCTCTAGGGGATCATTCCGAAGCGACAGTGATTCAGGAACAGCAGCACAGTTGAGCGAAGCAAAATGGCGAACAACAGCAGCAGCAGACGAACTTGCAGTTGTTGAAATTGACGTATAGGAGGTATGAGTATGAACACACATATTTTAGACGCTAATGAATCAATATTTTTCGAACGTGAACTTGAAAATATCAAGTCACAATCAAGAGATATATTATTTCCAAACCTTAAGATAGCTGAAGGGCTTATCATTCCGATTAGTCGTGAAGCTACTGATGCCGATAACACAATAACTTATCGGCAGTTTGACCAAGCTGGAATTGCTAAAGTTGTTGCAAACTATGCTGATGATTTTCCAAGTGCGGAAATTTCAGCAAAAGAGTTTACTTCAGTTATCCAAAGCTTAGGCGCCTCTTTTAATTATAATGTGCAAGAAATCCGAGCTGCAAGACAGGTTGGACGTCCCCTACAGCAACGAAAAGCTGATGCGGCACGTCGGGCAATCATGCAAAAAATCGAAGTGATCGGGTTTAAAGGTGATGCGGATTCTGGGTTAAAAGGATTTATTAACAATCCAAACATTCAAGAGTTTACCCTTCCTGCTGATGGAACGGCATCTAGCACTAAGTTGATAGATAAAACACCAGATCAAGTGTTACGTGATCTTAATGGAATGGCAACTCAAGTATCAAAGGTAACTAAAGGGGTTGAATCCCCAAATATTTTGCTACTTCCTTTAGATGTTTGGAATGATTTGATGGCTCGACGAATTCCAGATCTAAGCATCACAATTATGCAGTTTTTCTTGCAGCAGTCGCCTCACATTCAACAAGTTGAATGGTTAAACCAGTTAACTGATGCAAATGAGGCTGCTGATGAAGATGTAATAATGATGTATGATCGAGATCCAATGAAACTGACTCTTGAAATACCGGTCCAATTTGAGCTATTCCCTCCACAAGAGGTTAATATGGCTTTCAAAGTTAATGCTCATTCTCGAATCGGTGGCGTAATCATCTATTATCCTTTGAGCATCATCAAAGCAGAGGGTGCATAATGCCAATAGTTGTAAAGAATAATAAACCGGCATATCATTCGATTTGTTTGGTAATGCAGATGGCAACTGAGGAGTCGCCATCTAAAATCGAGATGCTTTGCCTTGATCCTGGAAGTAATGTTATTCAAGACAAACAGTATGCTGTTTTAGAAAAAACACCTGCTTTTATAGAAAAGAGAGCCAGAGGAATTTACACTGTGGTTGAGAAAGATGTAAAAGATTCTGACAAATCAAATGTAAAAGATTCCGACATCACTAATCTTGATAGTCTTAATGGGTATAGTAACGAAAAAGCCATTGAAATCGTTAAAGAAACGTATCACTTAGACACTTTGAGAAATTGGGAGTCTGACGAAAATCCCAAAAATAAAAAGCGATCTAAAATCTTAAAAGCAATAAAAGAGCAAATCGAAAGCCTCACTAAAAAAGAAGAGGAGTAATGTCCTTTTCGTTTGCTGATTTTAAAGCCCGATTCCCAGAGCTAAGCTCTGTTGATGAGGGCTTTTTTAATGTAGCAAAATCTTCAGCAGCTTTAAGTGTGAATCAGGATATATGGCTAGCGAGATTTGATGAAGGTGTTAAATTGATGACCGCTCATATTATTTCTTTGTCATCAAGAAATGGAGTTAGTGGATCGGTCATTGAATCCGAAGTTGATGATTTGCGTAGGCGTTTCTCTGATATGGCAAAAGACCTAGGCCCATTGGGTGCGACATCATATGGGGCGGAATTTAGCCGAATGATGAACTGTACTGTACCAACCCCTATATTTTTCTGCTAATGGCCAGAGTCATTGAAAGAGACTTAGGATGGAACGATATTTTAAAACAGTTAAAAATAATGGAGAAAAAACCATTTACTAAAATAGGCTTATTGGCCAGAACATCAAAAAAGCCAAAAACATCAACTCAAATAATAGATGGAAAAAAAACAAAGGAGACAAACCCACAAACTACAGTTTTAGATGTAGGGCTTGCAAATGAATTTGGAACTGAAAAAATACCGGAAAGATCGTTTGTTAGGTCGACACATGACCAAAATTCGGGTCATTGGATGGGTATAATAGATGCGGCTATAATCCGTATTTATCTTGGCAGAGAAACAGTAAAACGAGCCTTAAATATTGTCGGTTTAAAGGCAACCTCCGACATGAAGTTGAAAATAAAAAATGGGGACCCAAAATGGCCACCAAACGCAGATGAAACGATTAAACGCAAGGGTAGCTCCAAACCATTAATAGATACAGCTCAAATGCTCAATTCTATAGCGCATACTGTAGTAATTAAGGGAAAAGATGACATCGCTAATCAATGAATTTAAAACAGATACGGTTAATGTGCTTAGGAATTCCGGCTCTGGGGGGTATAGCGATACTAATGGTATGTATATTGAAGGGAAAAAGGAAAGCCTCAAATTTGATGTTGTGGTTAGACCGGCATCGGGAAAGGATTTACTTAGACTACCAGAGGGTCAAAGAACTAAAGAGGTGATTCGGATATATTCAAAAGAAAGGCTTTTCACAGCTCAGGATTCATTATCTAAGGTTGCTGATTGTGTAGAGTACCGTGGATGCACTTATCAAGTTGATAATGTGAGTGATAACACTTCCACCGATCTTAATCATTTCAAATCTCTGGCAACCAAGGTCGAAGACGATGCAAAGGATAGGATATTGAAATGATAGATTTTGATAATGTTAAAAAAACATTTATTGGATGGGCAATTTTAAACTCAGGAATAACCGAAACAGGAAGACATTATTGGAAAAACCAAAGTTCACCTGCACCACCAGACTCACCAAAAGTTGCATTAAGCATCCTTACCGGCCCTATACAGATTGGAAATAACGACCCACTGTTGTATGATAAAAGTACGGATACATTTAATGTATCAGGAGTAAGAAATCTAGTTATCGAGGTCAATGTTTATGGATCAGACGCACTCAAAATCGCAAGTAACCTTAGTATATCCATCCAAAGACCAGACGTGCAGCAATTTTTCAGAGCGCAAAATATCTCTGTCGGGGCAAGCCAACCCAATGTTATCAACATTTCTGAACTCCTTGATACAATATTTGAAGAGAGACGAATGTTTGAACTAAATGTTATGGTAGCCTATATTAATGAAACAAATCTAGGCGAAAGCATAGGTTCGATTGATAAAGTAATTGCAGAAGGTGTTGGCGAGATGAAACAAGGCAAAGACAATAAAATAATAATTGGAGGCTAAAAAATGACAATAAGCGAAATCGTACAAGTAAATATTTCAAGAGAAACTCAAGCAGTAACTCAAAGAGGTTTCGGCATTCCTTTAATTGCTGGAAATCATACTAAATGGGATGGTATTAAGCAGGTTCACACCATTGTTTTTGATGCGCCATTAATCACGGGTAACCTTATCGATGGTAAAGTTGATGGGGTTTCAATTACACAGGTTCCTTTCAATACAAGTAATACACAAACTCTTGCGGATTTAGCAACTGAATTGCAGTCTAAAACCAATATTTTAACGGCTGTATCTGACGGAACTGACACAATTACGGTTACAACGGTTGCTTATGTTGAAATCGCCTTAACTGAATTCGTTGTTACTGCCGGTGCCACTCAAGCTGGAGTTGTTGTCACTGAAACAGTAGAACAATTAGACGAGATCAGAACATACGTGAATATTGAGGCTGTTGAAGTTGACTTCTCAACAAGTGATGCTGAATTTAAGAAAGCGTCTGCTTTATTCTCGCAAGAGATTAAACCTGAGAAAATTAAAATCGCTCGAAGACGAACCCCAGTTGCTCAAAAAGTTAATGTAACCGTTCCAACGGTAACCGATGACACTGATTATACTGTCACCTTAAATGGAGTTGAGTTTACATTCAATTCTGGAAGTTCAGCCACAGCAGGATCGATTGTGGATGGCTTAATCGTAGCGATTGGTGGTGGATCTGAACCAGTCAGCACAGTTGACAATGGCGATAATTTTGATATCACAGCAGATATTCCAGGAGAAAGCTTTGATATCCAAGTCACAACAAACTTAGCATTCACAACAACAACAGCTAATCAAGGTATGGGTAGTGATGTTGCTAAGGCTGAGGAAACTGATAACGATTGGTATTTCTGGATTATCACTACAACCCTTGAATTAGACATACTCGAAGCTGCCAAAGCAATTGAAACAAGGTTGAAAACATTCGCATTCGAAACAAATGACAATGATGTTCGTAATAACGTACCAAATAATGTAGCTGCCAAATTAAAAGCCAAAAATTTTGATCGAACATTCGGTATATTCTTGAAGGATGCGGCAAGTGAGCCAGAAGCTGCATGGGTTGGCGGTCAGGCACCAAAAGATCCCGGTTCCATAACATGGGCGTTTAAACAGCTAATTGGGGTCACAATCGATTTACTTACTGGTACGGATATAACAAATTTAGAAATTAATAATATCAATCATTACACCGAAAGAGGTGGAGTTGGCATTACACGACAAGGCGAAGTTATTAGTGGGGAGTTTATCGACATTATACGCGGAACTGACTTTATCCAAGCAAGGATAGAGGAGAATGTATTTGGGACGTTAGTCAACGAAGACAAAGTACCCTTTACAAATGCTGGAATAGACGTAATTAGAGGTCAGATTTTATCAGCACTCCAACTTGGTGTTAGGAGAGGGATCTTAGTAGATACGCCAGAGCGGCCATTAAAGGTTACGGTTCCCGATATTGTTGAAATTTCAACGGCTGATAAGATAGCCCGTTTGTTGCAAAACGTAACATTTGAAGGGTTTTACGCTGGAGCAATTCACAAAGTGAAAATTCAAGGCTTTTTAAGCGTTTAGGAGGTTAGAAGATGGCAGGCGAATTAAGAACATATTCAGGAGATGAGGTTTCAGTTGTATTGGGTGATAGAGCTTTATCGGGACTCCTTTCGGTTACACTTAGCCGGGAGGCTGACAGTTTTACTGACTCAGTTGGCATGGACGGCGAGGTTGCAAGAACGAAAACAAGCGACAGGCGTGGAAATGCTGTTATCGTTTTACAACAAACATCGCCAGACAATGACTTTATATCAAGTTTACTTGCAATTGATGAATCCAATGGCACGGGGACATTTAATCTTTTGGTTAGAGATCAAAACGGAACATCTCTTTTCGATTCAGAAACAGCATGGGTAATGAAACCGGCTGATTCGGCTTTTGGGGCTGAATCAGCTGAGCGTGAATGGACAATTAGATGTAGCAATCTTGGCATGATTGTTGGTGGAAACGCACCTAACGAATAAAGAAATAAGATGAAACTAGATGAAGCGAGGTAAATAATGGGAAGAAAAGCAGAGACGTTTAAAATTAAAGATGGTTCAGGTAAGGAGCATTCAGTAGAGATCTATCAAATGTCTGTTACCGATAGTCTTCGGGTACAGTCTAGGTTGGCAAAGGTTTTTTCAGGGCCACTGTCCGGCTTTATGAAAGACCTTTTAGAAAAAGGCAAAGTAAAAAAATCAGTGGTAACAGATGGTGAAAAGGCATTAATGATACTGCTTGAAAGTGATATCGATGTGCAAGGCATCGTCGGTAATATCTTCGAGAACATGGACGAAGATATTTTAATCGATACTATGAAACTTATCTCATCCCAAATTATTGTTGACGGTATAAAAATGGACCTCCCAAATCTTGAATCATATGATAGCTTTGGAATCCCATTCATGTATAAAACAATTGGGAGGGCTTTGAAGGTTAATTACTCAAGTTTTTTCGTAGAGCTGCTCGGAAGCGGAGCAGACCAAGAAAAAAATCAGAAGCCATCAAAAGGGTAGATGAACTAAAAAATATTGACGAGGACAGATTATCTATACTTAGACCTTTGTTAAGTGAAAATATTAGCGTAACACTCCAAGAAATCGAAACGTATTGGAGTATCGACGATTTAAATGATGTTACTGAGCTTTTAGACTATCAAGAAGATATCCAAATAGAACAAGAAAACAAAACATAGTATAATAAGTAATATGGCATTAACTGTTAGAGAATTGGTAACCAAAATCGGATTTGATGTCGATCAAAACGCTCTAAATCGTGCAGAAAAGTCGGTTCAAAACTTAAAAAGGACATCCAAGCAAGTTGCAATTGCGTTTACATTGGCAGCAGCAAAGATTGGATTTTTCATAAATGAAGCTGCAAAGATGGAGCAGGTACAAGTATCATTCGATGTTCTATTGGGAGGAGCTGATAAGGCTAAAAAGAAACTAGATGAACTATTTGAATTTGCGTTAAGAACGCCATTCACAATACCAGGAGTTTTAGACGGCGCAAAAACATTATTAGCGTATGGAATTGAGGCTGATAGTTTAATCGATACTTTGACCGCACTAGGAAATGTTGCGGCGGCATCTGGGGGAAGTCAAGTATTTGGAAGGCTTGCGTTAGCTCTAGGTCAAGTTAAATCTAAAACTGTATTGCAAGGGCAGGAATTGAGACAATTTACAGAAAGTATGGTCGGATTACTTGAACCGCTATCAAGAGTACTAGATGTATCTGAGGCTAAAGTTTTTAAGTTAATTGAGGCCAGAAAAGTATCATTTAATGACGTACAAAAAGCATTGAAATTGATGACAACAGGATCAGGACGGTTTACGGATCTTATGATAAAGCAAAGTCGGACATTTAAAGGCTTAATTTCAAACTTAGGCGTTTTACTAACTTTGATTAGTGCCAAAATTGGTGAGTCATTATTACCAAGGGCAAAAGAGATAGCATCCCAATTTTTTGAGTGGGGAAAGGCTAATAGGGAGCTAATAAAAACTAGAGTAGTAAATTTTTTGTTTATATTGAGAGATTTTATGAGCGATATTTTAAAAATAGTAAAGTCTTTGATAAGAACATTCGTATTTTTATCAAAAGCAGTCGGTGGCGTAGAAAATGCCATAAAACTACTAATGGGCGCATTTGTTGCTTTATTTGCTTTACGAATCGTAACCGCCATAGGGGCAGTCACACTAGCAATTTTCGCAATGATGAAAGGCTTTATTGTGGCAAAAATAGCAACAACAGCTTATAGAATTGTTTTGACAAAGCTAGCAATTCAAGCTGGATTCACTTCAAATGCATTTAAACTTCTTGGAAATTCAGCTTTATTTGCACAAGCAAAATTATTGCTAATGCCTGTATTGATTGGCGTAGCCTTTGTTGTCTTGGCACTAATCATTGACGATTTCATCAATTTTCTAGCAGGAAATGATTCAGTTATTGGTAAGTTCATAGATAAATTAGATGCTTTTATTGATAAAATTAAAATTGCTATTGCACTTGTTAGAAAGTTCTCTCCTTTTCAGACACCTGAAGAAGGTGGCGATGTAGCACAACCGGGATCAGTCGCACAAGCATTAGAAGGAACTCAGGAGCGACAACCGGGATCAGTCGCACAAGCATTAGGAGGAACCCAAGAAGCCAAACAAGCCAGAGAAAGTTTTATTCAAAATGCAGACCGATTCTTACGTTCTAGAATTTCTCGAAGGGAAGTAAGCGGTTTCGGGTTAGGATCACCAATTCGATCAGGTCTTTCTTCAAGAAACCAAAACAACAATATCAATATCAAAGTTGAGGCTCCTATAACTATTGATGGTGCA